AAGCCCCCCTGCGTCGCCCCGGTGTTGCTCACATTGAGCTGCCACCAGGAGGAGCTGTTGTCCGGCTCATTGCCGGTGTTGCTGCCGGCCAGGCTCGTATAGCCCAGGCCGTTGTAGTTGACCACATCGCCCAGGTTGTAGGTCGAGGCGGGATTGAAGATGTTCAGCGTTGCGGTCACAGTGATGGAGCCGGTGGTGCCGCTCGGCGTCACCTGAGAGCCATCAGTCGGCGGATCGAGATACGGCCCATCGCTGAGCTGGAGCTTCTGGAAGGCGAAGGTGCCCTGGCTGGTCGCGCTGGGGGCCGTCTGCGTGGCGATGATCTGCGGCGGCACGTTGGGATGCAGCAGCACAGCGAAGTTCGGCCCCTGCACCAGCTTGGTCTGGTCGATGCCTTTGGCCGTACCCTTGGCGCTGTACGGCGAGGCCAGGTGCAGCACGCGCCCGACGCCCAGGTTGGTGCCGCCCAGGGTCACGGTGCTGCCGTCAAAGGGCACGCCCGTCACCGCATCGAAGATGGTGAAGTTCAAGGTGTCGATCACGATGATCTGAAACCAGCGGTTCAGCAGCAGGCCGGGCGTGAAGTTGCTGTCCGCCGCGTTGCGGAAGAAGATGATCTCGTCGCCCGTGTTCCAGCCATGGACCTCGTTGGTCGTGATCTGGGCCGGATCGGCGCTCGAAACAGCCGTGACATTGTGGCGACTGTCGAGCACCAAGCTGGGGCCGTTGAAGATACGGGCCAGGCCATCGGTCAACTCGATAGTGTAGGGGTTCGTGACGTTGAAGTGGAAGGTCCGCAGCACCGCCGGCAGGCCCTGCCACGTCGGCGCGCAGAAGCGCGTGCCCGAGCGCCGCGCCCAGCCGCCCTCTTCGAGAGGCATGGAGTTGCGGCAGACATTCAGGCTCATCTTGTAGAGCTGGTCGTCCAGCCGTCCTTGGAAGAACGGCGAGATTTCCCCGCCCTGCATATGCGGCTGATAGAAGGAAGCGTCGGCCACTGTCGGCTCCTAGATGCGGCAGGTGATCCAATCGTCCTCGGGCGGCTCGGATGCCCCGGTCTCGATGCCGTTGGTGATCCGGGCCTCGCCCATGAACTTGTTGTACTCGCCCATCAGCATATTGAGCTTGTCGGTGCTCTGCGTCAACTCCTCACAGGTCTCCAGCGCGATGCGGGCGGCCAGGCCCTCGCTGAACATGGTGTCGAAGAAGGGCACATACGCGAGGTCGGCGGCGAAGCGCAGCACGATGGGCTGGACCTCGCGGCTGACGATATAGTTGCCCTCCTCGTTCCAGTCGTCGTAGCCGAGACCGGACGGCGAGCCGAGGTAGCTCACGCCGCCCTGCTTGGGGTCTTGCGGCGCGCGCTTCAGGAAGCCGTTCGGCAGCACGAAGATATTGCGGGTCTGGGTCTGCGAGGCCGGGCCGCTGCCGATGGGATAGATGAACTGGAGGCTGGTGACAACCGCCGCGCCCAGTTGCAGCCACTGGGAGCCGACCATATGATCCGGCTGGGTGCCCGGCACCACGACCCAGTCGCCCGTGCCCGTGGGGGTCTGGTTGACGTTGAGGTCGATGGTGGACTGGTAGATCGTGGCGCTCTGAGTGACCGTCTGGCCCTTGCTGTAGACCTGGGCGCTGTTCCATGCCGGCGGCCCCTGAGTGGGGTCCACGGCGTTCTGAGAGACCAGGGAGACGTAGATGCTGGGGTTCGGCCCCTGGGGCGCGTAGACGATCTCCCCCGCGAAGTAGCCGGTGGTTCCGGGGGCCAGGCCCACCTTGTACCAGTGGACACCGCCATCGGTCACGGGGTTGTTCCCCATGTTGCCGTTGATGAGGGAGCTGTACTCGTTGGCGTCCGAGCCGACGACCAGGGTGCCGGCGGCGTAGTTGACATTTGTCGCCCAGGCCGGCAGGCCACCCGCGTTGTTGAACAGGCTGGCCGTCACCGGGCCGAAGTAGAGCAGCCAGGCGGTCGGGCCGACATTCACATCGGGCGTGCCTGCGCCAGCCGCGATGATCGCCTGCGCCTGATAGTTCAGGCCCTGGTAGTTGACGATGGAGGCGAGCAGGTACTGTTTGGCCGGATCAAAGGTCCCGGCCACGAGATTCATCGTGGTCGTGTCCACGGGGCGCAGCGGCGCACGACGGATCGACATGCGCCAGACGTTGCGACGCAGCTCCGATTGGCGCAGCTTGTCGTAGCAGTTGGCCACGGCCGCTGCGTTCTTGCTCGCGTCGGTGAGCGCAATCATCCGCTTCGCGCCCAGATGCTGGAGCGCGCGGTTGCCGATGTCCACCGGGGCCGTGTAATCGGTCACTGGTCCTGTCCTTTGAACTGGGTCAGGCGCACCCCGGCGCGCGCCGCGTGGGTGATGGCGTGGAGGCCGATGGCTCCCGCGAACGCGCCCCACTCGGTATGGGCAACGCTGCCGACGAATTGTTGGACCGCCGTGCCAAACCCGGTCACGGTGGCCAGGAGAGTGGACGACGCCACGCCGAGCTTCGACCACGACAGGCGCGACTGGTTCGTGTCGTCGAGCAAATCGAAGAAGGAGAGAACCGGGTGCTTCGGCTTCAGGGCGGGGACGGGGAGCTGGTCCGTCATGATGGCGTTCTCCTTAGTCCGGCAGGCGGACGAGGGTCGCCGTGACGGTCGTGGGCGCAGTGCCCAGGGTGAGGTTGACGGTGCCGGGACCCAGGTAGATAGGGCTCACGACGCCGGCCGCAGTAAAGGCACCGGCGGCGAGGGGAGCGTAGGCCCCGTCATTGTTCTTCACGTTGAAGACGTTCCCGGTGACGGGGATGGCCCCGCCGGTCACGACCAGCATGTAGATGCCGCCGAGGATCGTCACGTCGCCTTGTGCGCCGGCCGTGGAGCCGAGCTGAGCGCCGAGACCGGCCGCGAGGGCGAGGGCTTCGTTTTGCACGGGGCTCTCCTACAGGAGGTCGTTGGTCGTGGACAGGTCGCTGACGATGAACTGGAAGAGGCGTTCCAGCGCCAGCTCCACATCCTTCTTCGTGAGGGTCGGTGTGGTGCCGCCCGCATAGAGATTGTTGATGCGGATTTCGATCTGGTTCGTGGCGACCGAGTTCGGAGCCAGAGTGCCGGCCGTGATGGCGCTATCGGTCTCGATAGCCCCAGTGCCCATGGAGTAGCTCCAGGTGGTGTTGGTCGTGGTCATTGGTAGTCTCCGAGGCGAATGAGGCTGAGATCAACCGGATTTGTCGGCGTAGCCGTCAAGGCGAACGCATACCAGCCCGGCACCAGGTTGAGCACGCTCGGAAGCTGATTGACCTCCTCCGAGACGGGGTTTTGTGCTTCATCATATTGGAACAAGTTGAACTCGACCCGCCCCACAATCATGGGAGTTGACGCCAAAATCATGGAATACTGCCCTTCCAACCAAATCTGGTCGGTTGTGGACGTATCGGAGAGCGTGGCGAAGATCATGGTAGGGTCCTTGCGGAAGTCGGTATCTGATGCAGCGCCAATAATACCCCAGCTAAGCCGGGCTGTCTAGTGCTTGAGGGAGGCGTTGGCCTGGGCTTGCTGCCACAGCTCGTCCAGGACGGAGCGCATCTGGGCGAGGGACAGGATCACCGTGTCGTCGTAGGTCAGGCTGGCGTTGCCCAAGGCGGACCCCGCGTGCATCCCTTGGGACTTGGTCACGACGCCATTCACGATGGCTCCGACGGCGACGTTGATGATGCGGCTGGTCATATCAGCTCCAGACAAAGAAATAGGCCCCTACCTTACAGCAGGGGCCTATGGAAGTCAAGGAGCCCATTTCCTACCCCGGTTGGTCTAAAGCCACGACCGGGGTAGGCGGGACCTCTTAATCGACGTAGCGAACCGAGAGGCCGGCGAGGCCGCCGCCCGTGGTCACTGCGGTCGTATCGACCGTGCCGACGATGTCGAAGAAGCCGCCCGGATCGGCGGTCAGCCCGAGGGCCGACCAGAGCTGGGTGTTCATCAGCGAGGCGTTGTAGGCCCCGGCCGTGGCTTGGTTCTGGAAGGTCTCGTCGCCCGAGACCGCCGAGGCCAGGGACACCTGCGAGGCGAAGAAGGTCTTGCCGGTGGTGGGGACCACCAGACCTTGGTTCGCCGGGGCGGTGCCGTCCACGGTGCTGTCGCTGTAGTAGACGCCGATGTCGATGGCACCCGCGCCTTGAGCTTGGGAGACCAGCCAGATCGACTTGATCTTGGCATTCGACGGCACGCGGCAGAACTGGTAGGTCGAGCCCGCCGCATCGGCCGCGACCGGGGTCACGCTGCCGCTGACTTCACGCAGGTAGCCGGGAGCGCCTTCGCCGGTCGTGTTGGGCACGACGGGGGTGGCGTCCAGGTTGGTGATGGCGGGGGATTTCAGGTGGGAAGTGCCCATTGGATTTTCCTTTCGAGATCACGGAGGTAGAGTTGAGGCCAGGGGAGGAGTACCCTGGCCCCAGGCCCTTACGGGGTGATGTCGGCCCCCGTGGTGTCGGCGCACAGCACCTGGAGCACCTTGCCGGGTTGGGTGCGCGTGGCACCGAACGAGGCGGCGGTGTACAGGTCATACGGCTCACCGGACAGATCGTTGCGGATGCTGACCCGGTTGGTGGTTTCCCGCCACATGCCCAGGTACATCCCGGACTTGGCGTAGAAGATGGTCTGACGGAGGCTGGAGGCCACGGTCAGACGTTCGGAGATGACGATGTCGAAGCCGAGGAAGCGCTTGACCTGGCCGTCCACGAGGACGGGGCGGTCGGCATACTCGGTCGAGACCACCTGGACTTGGTTCAGGAGATCGCTCTCCTGCTTCGAGCCGATGACCGCCGTGATGGGGTCATTCTCGATGTCCACATGGTAGTGGCGAAGGATGCGCTTCGCTTCGATCATCTTGGCGACGGTCAGGCCGGTGGAGGCCGAGGCACCGAAGGTGTCCGCCACTTGGAAGGTGGCAGTCACGAAGGTTTCCGGCGACAGGCCGCCCGCGTCTTGGCCGACTTGGCTGGTGCCGAAGGCGGCTGCGATCAGGCAGTCATCCCAGGCGCGGCCGACCGCGTTGGCGGCGTTGGTCGCGTACATGGACTTCGGATCGACGATGGTCTTCAGCTCGTCGAAGCTGTCGATCAACTGGTCGATCTCGCCGTCTTGCGGGAAGACCCACCGACGAGTGAAGTCGGCGTCGGTGCGGTTCTTCGGGGCGAAGCGGCCGGCCGGGGCCTTGAGCTGGATCGCGCCGATCTGGTTGATGGGGGACGCTTGCTTGCCGACGTGGAAGCCTTCAGCCACCTTGCCGCGCAGCTTGCTGCCCATTTGTTGGAGCTTCAGCTCCAGGTTCGTGGAGAACTGGGTCGTCCACAGTTTGAACAGGTTCTCGGACATTTTTCTCTGGTCCTTGGGGTGGAAACGGTCGATGTGTGGGCGGCCGTGTCCTCTCGGGGGCCTTGTGCGGTGCAGTTCTTGGTGTTTTCACCGGGCCTCTTGCGAGGGTGTCCAGAAAACTGGCCCCTCCCCAGCGGCAGTCCGCGCACGCCCGCTGGGGAAGTTGCCGCGTCGTTGCGCGAGCCACTTGGCGACATAGGCCCAGAATACGGCACGAAAATGGCCCTGTCAAGCGGGTGCTCAACAGGGCCAGGACTTAGGCGCATCTGAGACGCGCGATAGTTACGCGGCGGTATAGAGGCTGTCGTCTTCGCCCGTGATGATGCGCAGGAGCGCCTTCATTTGGGCACCTTCCGGCACGCCACCGTCGAGATAGCGCTTCGTCCAGGCTTGGTCGTTCATCAGCTCGGACTTGCGGGCGACCGCCTGCTCACGGCTCAGCACGCCAGGGGCGGCCGGGTCGAGGTTGGTGACGAACTTGTCCTCGCCCATCTTGTTGCCGATGGCGGCGAACAGCTTCATCACGGCCTTGTAGCCGGTCTGGCCTTCGAGCGCGTTGACCGCCGCAGCGGCTTCTTCGGGCTTGAGGCCGGACTGGGCCAGCAGGGTCTTGGCGGCGTTCTCGGCCACGACCTTCAGGGCGTCGTAGTTGCTGCCCCAGTCGGTCTTGAGACCGGCCCGGTCGGCTTCGAGCTGAGCCGTGCGCGTCGCCAGGTCGTTGGTGCGCTGGCCCTCCTGGTACTTCACCAGGCCCTGGGCGAGTTCCACGGCGCGGTCATTGGAGAGACCGCTGCGGAACGCCAGCTCCTTGATGGTATCGGCGAAGCCGTTGTCCGGGGCGGAACCGTCCGAGAACTTGGCGGCCGTGAGGTCGTAGTTCTCTTTGGCTTGCGGCCGGCCCAGGCGCAGTTGCAGGGCGTTTAAACCCTCTTGGTCGGAAGCATCCTTGGGCAGGCGGACGATCTGATCCGCCGGCACGCCGACATAGCGTTCGGCTTCGCGGTGCGCGCTGGCGGCGGCCTTGGCGGCTTCGGCCGGCGTGAGCTTGTCCCACCCCTTGTTCTGATAGTGGCCGACCAGTTCGTCGCCGTGGCCCTTGTACCAGGGTTCACCCCCGGCCGCAGCAGCGGCAGCGGCAGCAGCCGCGTCAGCACCGCCAGCGCCTTCAGCGCCCGTGCCTTCGATATTCATGATGCCGCCGTAGCGGGCTTCGAGGTTAATCAGTTTCATCTTGAGCTTTCCCATTGAGGAGCTGGATACGATTACCACTCTTTATAGCGGCAAGTTGCTCTGGCGTCAAATCCAGGTACTCCTGGATGCGAAGCCAGACTTCACGACGACCTTCGAGGGCCGCATGAATACGGGGGTCCGGGTCGAAGCAGGTGTCCGAGGCCCGGCAAAACTTGGCCAGGTCTTCGAGGACCTCTGCGCCGGCCGGGGACCGGAACACGAGTTGGTAAGCGCGCTTGCGTTGGCGCAGGAAGGACAGGAGCTGCTCGACCGATGTGCTGATCGTCATTGACGCTCTCCGGGCTCCAGCTTGCAGGCGGCGGGCGGCGAACCCCAGAAGTCGCGCACACTGTGTGAATACATGCACCCGGCGTGCCCTCCAACGTGCGTCTCGTGCAGCTTGCCATCAGCCCAAGGGCCGGTGGGTCGCTCCCAGCGACGCATGATCCAGCCGCCCTCTTCGGGCGTCATGCAGACGAGGACGGTCATCTATTGCCCCTGCGGCGGTTGTCCAGGGCCTTGTTGTTGCACAGGTTGAGCTGGTTGTCCAGGGGCAGGTTGCCCCGGCACCTGCACGCCCGCCGTGGCCGCAGCCACATGGGCCTTGAGCATGGCGGCGGCGGCCGGCGCAGCTTGGATTTGCTGTTGCTGCGCGGCGGCTTGCGAACGGTTCTGGCGCTTGGCGGCCACGGCCTTGTCGTCGGCCATCCAGGTGATCGGGGTGCCTTGGATGTCGGCGATGGCAGGGATGGCCGTGTCGAAGTCGAAGCGGTCGAAAATCGACGGGTCCTGGGTGACGTTCGCCACTTCGGTCGCGGTCTGGAGCGTCCGCATGAAGCCGGCGGCTTCCTGGGCGCGGGCGGCCTTGGCGAGCGGAGACGTGTAGACGACCTCATACTCACCCTGGGCTTCGCGCAGGAGCTGCGGCATCGGCGGGAGCTGGCGCATCTGCACCATCAACGCCAGCTCGCGTTCGATCATGGGGCCAAGGTACTCGGACTGCTGGCGACCCAGGGTCGGGGCGATCAGGATGCCCTTCTCGTTGGTGCGTTCGATGACCTCGGTCGCGGACATGGCCGGGGTCTCGGTCAGGATTTGAAACAGGCTCACCAGGAAGATGTCATTGATGAGCGAGCGCTCCTCGTCCATCATTTCCTTGTTGATCTGGATTTGCCCGGTGGGCAGGATGCCGATCAGCGGATGGCCGTCGGCGCTCATGCCGCCCTTGTTCAGCGCGCCCGGCCGCAGGCTGATGTCCACCAGGCCGTCATCCGCCGTCAGCAGCACAGGGTCCGCCGCGCGATGCCCTTGCTTCAAGAAGGTGGTCTTTTCGGCATTGAGGGTCTTCAGCGCCGGCAGGACCAGCATGGCCGGCGAGCGGCCGTAGACCTCACCCGGAGATTGGATGTAGCGCGAGCACGCCAGCGGGAAGGTGCGGTAGCCACCCTCCTGCAAGACGCAGCAGCCTTCGATGCTGACGTAGTGCGAGACGAAGGGCATCCCCTTGGCGTCCAATCGGCCGGGGTCCCAGTCCGTGCGCGGGCGAACCCAGTGCAGGAAGTTGAACGGCGTCTGGCTGTGGGCGTCTCGCGCCGTCTTGATGCTCTCGGGGCACTTGTCGCCCCACTTCGTCCATGCCTGCTCCGGGGTCAGCCGAAACCAGCGGATGAAGGCGTTGACCAGGCCCTGGTGGTTCTCGCGGATGAACAGCTCCCCGATGGGGATTTGCTTGTACCGCAGGTACGGGACCGGGATGCTGGCCTCGTTGACCGCCTGGTCGATGAACATGCCCTGGGTGCCGTAGGCCCCGAGGCTCTGATAGCTGTTCTGGTTCTGCGCGGAGAAGTTGCCCACGGGAGCGTAGCGCTTCTGGAACAGCAGCCGCGTCGCCGTCTCGAACCACTCCTTGACGCGACGGTCCTTGTTCAGGGTCTCGTCGGTCGTGCCGAGCTGATGCCACTGCATGTTGCGCGGCGTGAGGAGGCTGTCGCAGATCGCGCCGAAGCGGTGGAGCGCGACCATGCCGCTGGCGTCCACCTGCCGGTCGGTCTTCTTGACACCGGGCCAGTTGTAGTTCCCATAGTAGAACGTGTTGCGGCTGTTGGGGTCGATGAGCTGTGCGATCTCTTCCCACTGGGAAGCCGTGGTGTTGCGCCAGAGCTGCATGGAGGAGAACTCCATCATGCACTCCAAGAACACCTGCTCGTCGCCGGTCTTCATCAAGCCATAATCATCGGACACGGTACGGCCCTCCAGGCACGGTGGGAATGTACTGGATCGCAGTACGCCATTGCGCCGTATTCTGACACGCTTCGCAGTTGACCGCAAGTTTGTGCGGGGACCAGCGAAGCTCTCCTTCGGTGCGCCTGTCGATGCCGCAGGCGGTTGTCTCGCCCGACGGCATGAAGTGGACTGGGAGCATCAGCCCAGGCCCAGGGCTCGCACCGAGCTGCCGGTCATCAGAGAGCCGGGGCCGCCGATGATGCCGAGGGTCCCGCCGCCCATGGCACCCCCGGTCGAGGTCGCATTGAGCGGAGCATTCTGAAGCTCCTTCTTGCGGCGTTCGGCCTCCTGGTCAGCGAGCTGCTGAACCAGTTGATCGCCGAGACCGAGATCGGTTCCAGCGCCCATGGCGTTCTTGAGAGGCTGCGGGCCGGGCATCAGATATGCGCCTTTTCCGTGACCTGAAAGCAGGCGGCTTCCACGTCCGCCACATTCGCCGGGAGCGGGCTGGCTTTGATCTGATCCACCGCCTTCAAGCACTCGGCAGCGCTCGGGGCGATGATAGCATGGACCTCGGGGGCTTGTTCGGTGTCGGTCGCGTGCAGATAGAAGATCGTGACCAGCAGGACGAACATCAGGCCACCGGGGGAGGAGCCGGGGTCGCTTCGACCGGGGCGGGAGCTTCGGGGGCGGGGGCGGCAGCGACCGGGGCCGGCGCAGCTTCCACGGGCTTGGGTTCGCCGTCCACTTCTTTGTGGAACCATCCGTCCAGCTCTTTGGCGTCGGAGGCGACCTTGGCCTCCAGGCTGGGCAGGAACTTCTTGGCGGCCACGACGATCAGCGCCACGACGGCGGCCAGGACAGCAGCGTCAACGAGAATGGACATACGGTAGCTCCTCATGTGTTCAAAGGGGGCGCGGCAGCGGCGGCAATTCGCGGTCAGCCCGAGGGGAGAAGCGACCCCGCGTCCCAGTGGAGCCCTAACCTAGCTCCCAAAGAAGTCGAAGTCAAGGCCGGAAGCCACGTCATTCTGGTGGCGCTTGGGGTTGTAGAAGCCGCCCAGCGGGACCTGGCGGCCGAAGCGTTTGGCCATCACACCGATCCGGGTCGCGGACATCAAGTCGTCATGGACCTTCACGATCTGGCCGTCCTTGCGGTGGTAGTTGCGGAACTCCTCCAGCCACTCGCCCAGGTGATTGGCGACCTTCAGCCGGCCGGTGACGATCCGCTGCTGCATTTCCAGGATGCCGGCCTCAGTCGAGACACCCCCGTCGGGCCACGTCGCATGGCCGGCGAGCATCAGCAGGCCCTCCTTCTTGTAGGCCGCCGCCAGGGTCTCGCCCGTGGACTTCTCGCGCGCCGTGCCGTCCTGGGGCCAGGCCACCGGGACTGCTGCGCCGATGGGCTTCATCCGCTTGGCGTGGAGGATCGGCATTGCGTCGGACATGCGGAACGCCTCCACGATGTGGAGCACGTCGTTGTCCTTGTCCCAGGCGATCAGCGTCGCGCCGAAGGGGTGGCCGATGCCGAAGTCGATGCTCCACAGCTTCGTCCAGTGCGGCGGGATATGGGTCAGCGCCGGCTCCATGACCATTTCGTCGGCGTAGGAGAAGATGCGCCCGCTGCCCATCATCGGCACGCCCTTGAGCCGCGCCTCCCGTTCGTGGGCCGGGTACTGGTTGAGCAGCTTCTCGCGGCGCTCCTTGGGCAGGATGCTCTCGGGCACGTCGTCCATGGTGATGGTCGTGTGCCAGCGGTCGGGGTCTTCCTCGTCGAGGAACCGGCAGACCAGATCGGTCTTGCCCTTCAGCGGGGTGAAGGTGGTGTAGACCATCCCGCCGGTCATCGTGATCCGGGCCAAGCACTCGGTGTAGATGTCCATGGGGCATTCTTCGTCGAGCCAGATCACGTCCAGGGTCTCGCCCTGGAACTTGGTGCGCCCCTGCTCGTAGGACTTGAACTTCATGATCGACACGCCGTCCACGACCCCATTAGTCTTGTGCTGGACGAAGATGGTGTCGAAGGCGTCGGTCACGCCGCGCGCCAGGGTAGGCTTGTCGGTGAAGGCGGCCTTGGGGATGAAGCCCGTGCCGAAGGCGCTATCCACCCCCGGCTCCCCGCAGAGCTTCTTCTGCTGCACATCACGGGCCAGGAGCCCGGTCTCGTTGGCGGCCCACGCGCGCACCGGGTGATCGAAGCGCCGGCCCATCCAGTCGTCCGGGTACTCGCCCGTCAGGTGGAGCGCCATTTCATCCGCTCCGACCTCCGACTTGCCGTACTGGTTGCCGGCGAACAGCATCCGCTCACGGTGGGTCGCGCCCGCGTCGAGGAAGGCTTGCTGCTTGGCGTAGGGCTCAAAGAAGTCCAGCCGGCGCTCCGTGCGCCTGGCCAACGCCGCCTCCAGGGTCTCCTGGAGCTGGGCAAGCGCCTCACTTCTTTTGGGGATGGTCATGTCGTTTAAACGCCTTCAGGGCATAGTACAGCTTCAGCTCAGCCTTAGCGGCCTTGTCGCGCAGCCGGCCTATGTACTTCGGCTCCTTCACGGGTTCCCGGACCAGGCCGCGCCAGTCACGCGCTCGTAGGCCCGCAGCGCCTGGGCATAGGACGCCGACGCGCTCGGAATGAACGTGGTGCCCAGGGCGGCCTTGGTGGCGATGTAGGTCCGGGCGGCGGCGCGCAGGTGCATGTCCTCCGGGTGCTCGTTCGCCAGGTCGGCCATCGCCTGCTCCAGGCCCAGCCCCTTAGCTTTCGGGGTAGACCGTCCACTCGTCTTCAGGGCCGGCGAGCTGTCGAACAGGGACAGGTTGGGCTTTGTGGGTGACATCTTCAAACTCCGCGTCCACGACGACGCCATACTGCCCGAGCAGGACCGAAGGGTCAAGCCCGAGCTGACGCGCCAAATGGCTGATGGCTTTCACCTGGGTCTTCTCGTCGGTCGTGTGCTTCACTTCGATCACCTGATCGGCCGGCGTAATCAGCCGCCCACCCTCGGCCAGCATCTTCGCTGCCTTGAGCTGATCCTTGTGCCCATCGTTCATGGCGATCTGCATGATGACCCCCAGGCCCAGGGCGACGGACGAATGGAGCTGCCGGGTCGCCTCCTCGTGGATGGCCTCCTGGACGCGCACGTTGCGCAGCAGGTTGTGGGCGATCTGATCGGAGGTCTTGGGGGAGTAGCCGGCCTCGGCCGCCGCACGGCCCGGCGCGCGTCCCTGGTAGTAGATATGACCCAGCACGAACCGTTGTTGGTTCTCCGTGCAAGCCTGCATCTTCTTTCCGAAGCTGTCGGGCTCGTAGGGGATCATGCTGGTGATTTGGTGCTCAGTGGGCATATCCTCGTTTTAACCTAATGCCGTATTCCTGTCAAGTGCCGGCCTAAATTTTGCTACCCGACCCGAATTTTCTCGACCCGACCCGGCTTTACGAAAGATCGCGCGTGCGAGTGATGGCGGGCGAAACCTGCGCGCGCGTTGCAACAGCGAACCCCGGCGGCACCCACCCCCGGTCTTTGCGAATGAGTTGCAATCGCAGCCATTCGATGTCCATTGTGCGTTGCGAATGCGTCGCAATTGCAGCCATATGCACCATCGACACAATTTCGCCGTGCGATGCGCGTGATCCATATTTTGCCCCAATGACGCCAGGATGCAGGCTCAATGCAGGGTCAATCGGTGAGGCTGTGGGGCGATGTGGGCACGATTGCGGCGGCTCACCATGGCCAGAGTGTGGCAAATCGGCGACACACAATAGCCATTGCCCCATTCAGCGCCTCAATGGGGCGAAATAGTGTTTGACGCCTTCAATGAGCCTGCTATGGAGGGGATGTCGCTAGGACGGCCCATCGGGCTACCAAAGCGCCCCATCCATGCAAAGGCGTCAGCAGCGCCCACGAGCCGTAAAGCAACCGGCCGCGCTCATGGTTCAAGCTCTACACTCAGACGGCTTCGCCTCAATCGGAGAAGCCTCTATGTTCGCTCGCATCCTCATCTATAGCGCCTTGCTATGGGGCTTCTCAGCCCTTGTGCTGGTCGGTGCAATGCACGCGGCTAACGCCGTCGTCGCCCCTCTCGTGGAGGCGCTGCAATGACCGGAGGGCTCATCTGGCGTTTCGTCGATGCTGAAGGCGCTGGCGTCTATCGCCACGCCGACGGCGGGATTGATCCGAAGGACGTATTTTCGGCAATCCCCTACAAGCACGCATGGGAATACAGCCAGAACCGGCCTACGCCGTACCTGGACAGCTTCACTCTCATGGCGTCCACAGAGAAAGGCGACAACTACGGTTTCGCCACCATCACTCAGGCTAAGCGGTGGTTTAATCACCCCGACGACCTGAAGCGGTGGGATAAGATCAACGTCCACCTAGTGGCGTTTAAACAATCTGAAACAAAGAAATACGTTGCAGGCGCTTGGCAAGCCCTGTTCCAGCCTACAAAGCCTCACCACTACGCGACGTTGCCAGCGTCCGCACTCTACAGCATGTCGGCCAAGGCATTGACTGCCGAGGCTACACGTCAACTCGCCGTTTAAACCTCATGTGCGAAGCCGTCTCAGTGTACAGCTTGAACCGTTAACACAAACAGGGAAGGTCTATTCTATGGTTCATCATTATCACAAGGTGAAACACTATGTGCGGCGCGGCCTTATAGTCGCGGCGCTGGCACTGTTTGCCTGCGATCTGATCGCTGCTATTTGGCCTGCGTTCAATACCGCATGGTCAAGGGCCGCTCACGCCGGCGTCGCCTTCGCTTCGTTCGCCGCTTTCATTGTTGAGCATTGGCTCAATGAGGAAAACGAGAAGGAGGAAAGGGAGCATCGGCCGTGAGGCTCCACGCTTTCGACACTAAATCGCAAGCTGAGACGTTCTGCGCCACTGTACAAGCTAAACATCCTGCATGGCATATGCTTTGCCAGCATTATGGCCACCTAGGCTTTAATCAAGATCAGGAGGAATATCTTGTGCAACATTGGTCTGAACGTCTCGGCTATTGGCTCTATTGCTAAAGGAGATTAGCAAATGAATACCCGTCCCACAAACGCCGCTCAAATCCGCCGCATGTCGGATCAAGAGCTAACCGCGTTCCTTAGCCTTTGCGAGGATCGCGGCGACACTGGCGTTCTGTATCAACTCGCGTGCGACGAAGAAATCGAGCGCGAAGAAACCCCGCGTGCTGTATACTATGACCAGCAAAAGCGCTGGTGCTAACTACAAGGTCGAAAGCGCCGAGACTAGGACTAGCCGCAAGGCTGGTCTTAGCTTGGGCGCTCCAAGCGTTATGCGCTTGCTGATGAGACCAGAACGTCTTACTTGAACCATGAGGCTTTAAACATGCGTATCTATCGTTTCATCCTGCCGAAACAGGACAACGCCGGCTCATCCATGATAGGCTCTTTCTCTCTACTGAAAGACTACATACTGGACGTGATCGGCGGCTATACCGAGCAACCCGAGGTCGCTGGCGTCTGGAAAGACAGCCAGGGCCAGTTTTACCGTGACGGCTCTTTCGTGCTGGACGTGGCTATCGGGGGTGATTTCCGCGCTCAAGCGGTCAAGTCACTCATCCATCGCGTCCGCAGTCTCTGGCCGGATCAAATCTCATTCTTCGTCGCGGATATCGGCGAGGCGCATTTCGTCCCCGGCCTCGCTGATCCCGTGGGTTTAACCGAGGAAATCCTCGCCGACGTGGCGCGAGGTCGCGCGCTCCCATCATGAGGTTCCATCACCTAAACGATGGCGTTCTATGGTGGGGGCGCTCCGCTTCCCATCGTCGGCCAGATCAGACATGCGTTTCACCATTGAGGCAGAGGGACCCTTGACTTCCCCTATTTTCCATGCTATCACTGCATCAGCAGGGTGCCGAGGGGCATAGCCTTGAGGGCATACCCCGCCACTGTATGGAGTGATTATATCCTATCCTCCGCTATCCTAAGACCCCCGTTGCACTATCCCTAGACGGGGTCCTTCCTATCCTGTTGACAAAGTCTAGGAGAGCGGATAGATAGGGTTTTCGGCTATTGGCCTTAGAGGAGATTGATATGCCCAAGAAAGTTGAGACGGGTAAGGAGCTTGTCGCGCTCGGCATGACTTCCGCCCAGCGCCACGAGTGGCTAGAGACTGCCGCCGCGTGGTGCGGCCGGGCGCTGGAGAAGGCCGGGCACCCTGTGCCTGCCGGGACGCGGGTGAGCTTCGGTTTTGCCGGACGCCAGCCTCGGAAGACCCTGGGGTTCTGCTTCCACGCCGCTGCGTCCAGCGACAACGTCCGGGAGGTCTTTGTCGGGCCGCACATCAAAGACCCGGTCGAGATCGTGGGCGTGGTCCTGCACGAGTTGATCCATGCCGCCCTCCCCGACGGCGAAGGCCATGGGAAGACGTTCGGCAAGGTCGCGCGTGCCGTGGGTCTGGAAGGCAAGCTGACGGCCACGGTGGTCGGCGAGGGCCTGCGTGAGACTATTCAGACCAAGTTCCTGGCCCATCACCCCTACAGCGCCGGGACTATCAACCTGGACGCCGGCCGCAAGAAGCAGACGACCCGGCTCATCAAGGTCGCCTGCGCCCAGTGCGGCTACACGGCGCGGACCACGGCCAAATGGCTGGACGCTGCCGGGCCGCCGATCTGCCCCATCCACAACGACGAGCCCATGGAGGTTGTTTAAACTGTGGTACCGTCTGTGATCGAAGACGCTCTGGTGGCCACGGGTCTGCCGTGGTCGCTGGAGCCGGGCAAGAAGCACATCCACATTCGCCTAGCCGGGCGGCTGGTGGGCATCTTGCCAAAGGGGCGGAAGAAGGGCGACTTTTTGTCCAACCGCGCCAACCTGAACATAGTTTCCCAGGTTCGCCACATGGCGGCCTTATTGAAGGAGGGTTCCGAGTGATTAACATCACCTTCGACTACTGGGCGGTCTTTGCCCGAGGCCAGGAAGCGCGCCGCAAGGTCAACGCGGCCGTGGCTCACGGTATTTCGCCTGAGATCAACTACGGCGATTACATCTCGCCCTGCGATCTCAAGCTGATCGACTCCGAGGCGAAAGCTTGGGAAGACGGCTACCAGCGCCCGGACTTCGTCCAGTGATGCGGGACGGCAAATGGGTGTGGAAGAAGGGCGACCGCGCGCAAGTGCGTCGCCTGACCCGCCAGGGAACGGGCGAACGCCAGATCGGCAAGATATTCGACGTGCAGTGGGTCAAGCATTTCTACGGCAAGACCGAGCTGCTGATCTGGGGCCGCGACGACTGGAACACCGCGCGTGGGCATTTCGCCTACCGCTGCGTGCCCGTGATCCGGGTGCCGGCGAGATACAGGGAGAGCGTTTAAACATGACTATCGACATCGACACTCTGATCGAACGCGAGCTGCGGTCGCTCGACAAGCTCATCAAGACCAACGATCTGGTCGCCCGGATCGCGCGCGAGGATGTCCCCGTGAGCGCCGTTTATAAGCGGCTCCTGGCCCTGGCCCCGATCTGCCCGGCCGCCAGCAAGGACACAGCGCACAGCTTCGTGCGCTACGGCCGCACCTGCTACCCGTGGATGTTCCGGCGGCTGCTGGACAGCGAGCAACTGATCCAGCGCCAGCAGGAGGAGAGCCGCCTGCACCGCGCGGATGGGATGCCACCGGCAGTCATCCACGCCATCGCCAAGGAAGTGGTTGCGCTCCTGTCGGCGGGCGGCTACACTCTCGCCACCATCGGCCCGGAGACGGCTGAGCCTGAGGCGTGTCTTCTGTGCAACGCTCTGGGCTCCTGGCCCAACGGGCTGTGCGCCAAATGCGAAGAGGAGCTGTGATGCAACACGACTGGAAAGTCGGCGACCGAGCCAAGGTCGTCATCGACCAACTGGATGGCTTCAACTACGGCTATTTGGGCAGCGTGTTCACTGTCCAGAAGGTCAGGCGGCTGGAGGATGACTTTCGCTTTCAGCTTGAGGGCGTCACGGACGATGGCGAGTGCCGGGCCATCTTCGCCTTGCGCTGCAAGCCGATCTACCGGGTGAAGGCCATCATGGTGCTGACGCCTCGGACGTACTCCGAGGCCAGGACCCTGGCGGCCCGGTTCCCCGTGGGCAAGCCGCGCCAGCTTGGGTCCCAGTGCTTCAAACCCTGGGACTTCAGCTCGACGCCCCGCTATGAGGAGCTGTCGTGAGCGAGATCATTCCCAACGTCCAGAAGCATTTGGTCAAGGTCGAGTTTGACCCCGTGCTGCCCGACATGCACTGGATGTCCAAGTCCATCATGGCGACGCGCGGGAACCAGACCGTCACGGGGATGATCGTGCTCGCCATGCTGGGCAAGGTCTCCGAGAACCCACCGCGTATCGTGGGCTCGGCCGAGATCAGCCCGGACGGCTTCGTCCTTGCACCCTTCCAAGATCGGGGGATGACCGATTGCGAGATCGTCGCGGTCTGCCGGGCGCAGGAGCTGATCGACCAGTTCCGCCGGCTCGCTGATC